CTTTCATCGTGGCAGTTTTGAAAGTGTAATCAGTGTAGTGAGGGGGTACCCCGAAAATCGGTTTGCCACCCCCGTCATCACCTATTTCATCTCTATAATTCCATGTACATTAACGGCGTTCAGAACGCTATATACGTCAGAATAACGGCCGGCTTAAAATATTTTTTAAGGCCCACACACGGAAAACTGCTAATTTAGTCTTTTGCTTGACAATTCAATAATTAGTTCTTACAATATGGTTTACAAGTATATTCAGTTGTTAGTAAAACAAATGAAAAATCTCTTTAAAGACGAACAGATACAGAAAAGATTTGACCCATTTATGGATAAGTTAAAGAAAACAACTAAACAAATGCCACCATTAGAAGAAATACATGACCCTAATAAACCCGGGTCAACCGATGTGGTGCCGTATGACCTTAAGGCGTATGCCTTTTTTGAGGAATATAAAAAGGATTTAGACGTAGACCGTACGCTCAAAACACTTAACATTCCCAAGAAAGTGTACACACAATGGTTAGATCAGCCGAAATTTACAGATGTTCTTAACAGGATACACCAAGCGTACGAGGACGCAGTATTAATGGACGCTAAAACCGTAGCTGGTTGGAGTGTTGAAATACTTAGAGATATTCATAACAGATTTAAAGAAGGCGATTCTAAGGCTGGTAGCGCACTAGCCGCTATGGCTGGTAATATGCTTAGAGCCAGTGGTAACTTCAAGGACGCCACGCAAACAGCGCCACAGGTATTAATTCAAATTGATACTGGCAACGCTACCGCTAAATCAAATGACACGCAAAACACGCCGCTGAAAGCGGTCAACGCAACACCACAGGAATCAACAAACAAAAGCGACCATAGTATTAATATTAACATTAAATCAAAAGAAAATGACAAACAGCGTATTGCAAATATGTCCATCTTGTGCGGAGAATAACGGCGCAACATGGAAGAATCCACGTAACACCGCACCAATGTTTCTTGGTGTCTGCGGTTGTTGTAAGGAAATAGTACCGTGTACTCACATACAATTCTGGCAAGGCATAAAGAGCGATTCCCAACTAAAGACACCGGACAGTCTCGCAAGAGACCAAAAGAACGCAAAGCGTAGAGAAGCAACCGCCAACAAAAAGCAGTCTCAACCATCAAGCGATCTTTTAGGCGATGGCGAAGAACAGAAATAATCCATACGAGCAAGCACCAGCAACGCCAACGTTCAAGCTTAATTACCAAGCTAGTCCGACTTTAGCTGACTTTCACGCATCAAATGCGTTTGTTAGAGGCGTTAAAGGGCCGATAGGTTCTGGTAAATCAGTGGGTTGTTGTCTTGAGATATTCATTAGAGCCAAGCAACAGCACCCTTCTATTGATGGTAAACGCCGTACTAGGTGGGCTGTGGTAAGAAACACAGGACCAGAACTGGAAACAACGACTATTAAAACATGGTTAGATTGGTTTCCAGAGGCGGTGTTTGGTAAGATGAATAGAAAACCACCAATTACACACCGTGTTGCTATTGAGGATATAGAGCTTGAGGTAATATTTCTTGCGTTAGACCGACCAGATGATGTGAAGAAGTTGTTATCCTTAGAGGTAACTGGCATATTCTTTAACGAGGCTAGGTTTATTCATAAGGACATCGTAGATGCCGGTACAGGGCGTGTGGGTAGGTACCCAGCAAGAAAGGAAAAACCAGATGAAGTACCAGACGATCAGTGGCCAACATGGTATGGTATTATTATGGATACCAACCCACCAGATGATGACCATTGGTGGTATAATGGTGCAGAAGTTGAGACACCAGAAGGGTGGGAGTTCTGGGGGCAACCATCGGGTTTGAGCCCAGAAGCGGAAAATATAAAGCATCTACCACGAGGTTATTATCAAAGGATTGCTGCAGGTAAAACTAAAGAATGGACAAACGTATTTGTGCATGGTAAATACGGTACTATACAAGATGGTAAGCCAGTATATAACCAATCTTACAGAGATGAACTGCACTGCGTGAATGATTTAAAACCAATACCGGGCGTAATACTTCATATTGGTATTGACTATGGTAACACACCGGCAGCTTTAATTACTCAAATATCACCTACGGGGCAACGCAGAGTGCTTGAGGAAATAGTAACTATTGATACATCAATTCAAAATTTTGCCAAAATATTAATACAGGTTTTGAATAAAGATTACAAAGGGTACCAGTATAAATGCTATGGTGACCCAGCAGGGGAATTTAAAGATCAACAGCAAAAATCAGCAAAGGATTTAATGAGAGCGCAAGGAATTACTGTAGCGTCAGCGCCATCAAACCAAATTAAGATGAGGATTGAAAGTGTTAGTTATGAACTTGACAGATTGGTTAATGGTCAACCAGCATATATTATCAATGGTAAGAAATGCCCGACGCTTAAAAGAGGTTTCAATGGTGGTTATCGTTACCGACAATTAAATGTTTCCGGCGGCGGTAAATTTGAAGATAAGCCAGAGAAAAACCAATTCTCGCATGTTCACGATGCCAACCAATATGTGTGTTTATCAACTGGTTCTTATCGTGCGATCACAAGAGGTAATCAGAAATCACAGCTAAAAACAATAATTAATAAAAGTAATTGGAGTATATGGAAGATTTAAAATTTACAATGTGGTACGTAGTTTTTTCTGCGCATAATGTAAGACCTACTAAAATTCATACTTTTTTAAAATATCCTTTTTACCATTGTTATTGTTTTCGGCAAATAGGGGATTATGTATATTTTGCCGATCACACCAAAGCTAATATAAATACAGCTATTTACCAAGATGTTACTGCTAATGAACTAGCTCACATATTAATAAATGAAAATGATAATTTAGTAATTTTAAGAATTAAAATACCAATTGACTTTTCTAATAAAAATTTTAATATATGGAATATGCTCCCTACTTGTGTAAGTACAGTAAAAATGTTTTTAGGTATAACTAATAAAGCTGTAACACCTTATCAATTATATAGGCATTTACTAAAGCGAGGGGCAAAATTAATAAATTAATATATAAATAAAAAATGAGTGCTAATTGTTTTGTTAAATCTTTTACTATTTCGTCTGGTACTGAATCAGAACAAATTAATTTAATTAATAAATCTTTAGTTGGTATTTTTATTCCAGCAGGTATAGCATCTACAGCTTTTACTATAAAAAATGCAGTATCTCCCGGTGATGCAGGGGTTACTGTTTATAATGGTGATGGTGTTTATGGTGCTGTGTCTGATTATTCACCAGCAATAGCAGCTTCAAAATATATTCCTATTAGACCTTCTATTTCAGCAGGATTAATGAATGTTACTTTTGTGTTTAATGCGACAGAAACTGCTAAAACATTCCATGTAGTGTATAAAGATATAGCATAATAATGGATTATTTATATTCTCAAGATGACTATCCACCTTTTGTGTTTACAGTTAAAACCGATTTCCCTGGAGTTTCATCAAGTACTCAATTCAAGGTTCCTGTACATGAAATAGGCTCCTATGCGTGTTTAGTAGATTGGGGTGATGGGTCTACAGACTATATAACATCATTTTCGGATTCAAGATGGACACATACTTATTCTGCAGCAGGAACTTATCAAATTTCAATAAAAGGTTTGTTTAGTAATTTTCGTTTTGCTAATGGGGGCGATTGTCAAAAAGTTCGATCTGTTGAGAACTGGGGTTGTTTTAAATCACCTAATACTTCGGTTTTTCAAGGGTGTATTAACATGGAGATAACTGCTAAAGATAAATTTGATTTTGGTGGAGCGACCGGTCCATTTGAATGGTTTAGAGGTTGTAGTACTGTTACATCAATACCAGGTATTAAAAATTGGGATTTATCACGATTAACCGGTTTAAATCGCACATTTCGCGGTATGACTAATCTGAACGAACCAGATTTAGCTTATCTTGATACAAGTACTATTAATCTAATGAACAGCACATTTCAGGCTTGTACAAATTTAGATGTTAATTTTGGTTCTTGGAATGTTTCTAACTTAACAAGTGCATATAATATGTTTCAAGGAACAACGCTTAGTACAGCTAATTACGATGCACTTTTAATTGGTTGGGCCGCACAAAATGTCCAGACAGGAGTAACTTTTAATGGAGGAAACGCTACTTTTTCTTTGGCTGCTGAAACTGCTAGAAGACATTTAGTTAATGAATATTTATGGACAATTATTGATGGAGGGCCAGCTTAATGTTAAAGATAGTTAAACCTGTAAAAACAGTATATTTTATAGCGTATAATTTTGATGATGAAGGTAATAAACACCCGTCAGCATATGGTATTATTGAACCCAACCAACATATGTCAACTAACTTAGAGAACATAGAAGAATTTGAAACATATGAGAGCTTGAAAACAAAGTTGATTGAATATAATATACAGGTTGACTTTGATGAAGAGATCAATTAAGTTAAAATTAAAAATTAATTTTTAATTATGGGAAGTAGACCGAGCGCGCCTGACAATAGCGCACAAGTTAAAGCAGCCGAAGAACAAAGGGCTGAATTAAAACGCCAGCAAGAAGAGGCTAGAATGGCTAAAGAAGCTTTGGCTCAAAAGAATACCGATGAACTAAAAGGTATCCGTAGACGTGGAAGAGGTAGAGCATCGCTTATTACTACTTCCGAAAAAGGTTTTGTAGAGTCAAACAAATTAACTTCGTAATTTATGGATAAAAAAGATACTCTTTATAAGCGTTTTCAAAATGCGGTTAGCCGTAAAACAAATTGGCGCAATACATATAAAGAGGCTCTTGAATATTTTTCGCCTCAAAGAGATACGTTTGATGACCCACAAGAAGGGTCTAAGCGTACTAATACTGATCGCATATTTGACTCTACCGGTCAAGATGCACTGGACGAGGCAGTATCTAACGCACAAGCCGAGATATTCCCACCACAGAAAAATTGGGGTAAGCTTAAATTAGGCCCATTACTTAAAGACAAATCCGGTGATCTTAATAAAAAACTAGAAGATATTACTGATTTATTTTTTACTTCACTTCACAATAGTAATTTTGACATTCAAGTAGCAGAGTTCTTAGAGGACTGGATGGTTGGTACTGGTAATATGCTTATGCACAAAGGTACCAGAGACAAACCATTTATCTTTGAAGCTATACCATTAGATCAAGTTTATCTTGAAAGAGGTAAGTTTGGTTCTGTTGGTGGTAGGTTCCGTAAATGGAAACTGCCAAACCATCTTATTAAAGAAACTTGGCCAGATGCTAAGTTATCTCAAACGCTTCAAGCAGCAATAGAAACTAATCCATACGAAGAAACCTGCATCATTGAGTACACTATTCAAGATAAAGTTAAAAGTAGAGTGCTTACTCAAGACAGGGGCGGTAAGTCTATCAGTAAAGAACAAATGACTGATGGCTTCCGCTATATTGTACAGGAAGAAAAAACAAAAGAAGTAATTGTTGACCGTGAGAATAAGAGCCAACCGTGGATTAATGTAAGATACGCAGTATCAGCAGGTGAAGTTTACGGAAGAGGCCCAGTATTAAAAGCATTGGCTGACAATAAAACTTTAAATAAAACTAAAGAGCTAGTTCTTAAAAATGCTGCTTTAGCAATATCCGGTATGTGGACTGTGGTTGATGATGGTATTATCAATCTTGAGAATATTGTTATGGAGCCGGGTGCTAAGATACCAGTTATGGCTAATCCGGGTAATCCAAATGGGCCGAGCATTGCACCACTTCGTAGTGGGGCTGATTTCAATGTGAGCCAGATCATCATGCAAGATTTGATTAAATCTATTAAAGGTATCTTGATGGCTGAACCAATGGGCGAGATTGACGCACCGGTTAAGACAGCTACCGAGATTGCACATAGAGCGCAAAGAATGGCAAAACGTATGGGTTCACCTTTCGGTCGTATGCAAAGTGAAGGCGCAGAACAAATTATGATGAGAGGTTTATACATACTAGAAGAATTAGGTATGATTGACCTTAGTGGATTTACTGTTGATGGTAATAATATTGGTATTCAGCATGTGTCGCCATTAGCTGTTGCTCAAGACCAAGAAGAATTAACAGCAATGACAAGATACGCTGAAATTGTTAGTGGCTTCTTTGGCCCACAAGGGTTAATGATGATGACTAACCCAATTGAATTTGGTGCAGAGCTTTCAAGATTACTTGGCGTAAGGTCAAATATTTTACCAACTCAAGAACAAATGGACGCTGTCAAGCAAGTATTAGCTCAACAAGCTGGTGTTGCTCAAGGTGCGCAGCCAGAACAACCAATGGTTTAACTATGACTCAAGAAAGATGCCGTAATGGCCGACATATTTATTTATCAGCACAACCAAAACCAAGATGGTGTATTTGGTGCAATCATAAAGAAAAAATAGAAGAGCCAAAACCGGCTGCCCCTAAAAAGAAAAGGATTTACAAAAAATCAACTAAAAAGAAATAATATGACTGACGGATGGAAAGGTCTTGAGGATATTGAAAATCAAAAAATAGAATCTCTTGGTTTGAGCGATGATGAAATTATGATTGCTCAAGCTTTCAAAGGCGAGAAAGGTGCTAAGGCTCTTGAAGCTTTACGCCGCATTACAATAGAGAAGCCTAGCTTTCAATCAATGTATACCGATGGCGTTAATACTGCTATTGGTATGGCATTGCGTGAAGGGGAGAATAACCTCTATCGTAAAATTTTATTAATAATTAAAAAAGTAGATTCCCATGGAAACAGAAAATCTAAATGAAGGCCAACCAGCCGATGTGTCTAATGACACAACGACTGCCCCAACAGACAATACATCTGATGGGGAATTAAATAATAATCAAACTTTATTAGCTGGAAAATATAAATCAGTTGAAGAACTAGAAAAAGGTTATCGTGAAAGTACCAAATACGCTAGAGAGTTAGGTACAAAAATCAAAGATATGGAAGGTGCAGCACCAAAAGCACCAGAAAAATATGAGTTTAATTTTAATAATGTTGAAGGCTTGGAGGGAACAGAAATATCTATGGACGACCCAGATATGAAAGCTATGATTCCAGTATTTAAAGAGTTGAACCTAAGTCAAGACCAAGCGTCAAGACTAGTAGAAGCTCATTTAAAAAACATGGCTTCTTTAGCAGAATCAAACGATCAGATTAAAGAAAAATTAGGGCCGCAAGCAGATACTATTATTGGTAAGTTGCAGGAATTTACTGACAAATTACCGCCGGAAGATCAACAAATCCTACAATCATTAGCTGATACTTCGGCTGGTATTGATTTCTTATACCGTCATTTAGTTGGTGGGGAGTTATCAACACCAGGATTACAAAACAATAATGGTACACCTCAAAAGAGTGCTGCCGAGTTGAAAGCTGACGCATTTAAATTTAAAGATGACAATGCAAAGTCTATCGGTTTTGACAGAACACAGCAAGAACAGTATCAAAAAATGATGCGTGCTGCTCTAGTTGCCGAAGAGAACGAGGCTAAAGCTAAAAAGTAATTGACTCTTTATATTTCAAGAACTATTATTGAAATATAAAGCGGAATCTGACTAACCCGACATAGTAATATGTTGGCCTCTGATGAAGCGGTTTTTGGCGTAAAAACTAAAAGTACGCAAGATCAAGGCCCCAAAAGGACAACCCTTATCGTTAGGAAACTTAATAATTTTTTAACAACATATTATATATTACTATGACTAATAATATTTTAGATACCTTAGAGGTAAAACAGTTTGAGGCAGAAGTGCATCAATCTTATCAGGAAGAAGGTAACACTCTTGCTGAATGTACCAGATACAGACGTATCAACGGTAACAAAACTCAATTCCCAATCTTAGGAACTTTAGCTGCGGCTGAAAGAGTAATTGGAACTCCTGTAGTTGCTACTAACCAAAGTGCATCTGCTGTAGAAGTTCAAACTACTAAATACTCTGTAGCTCAATGGACTGACATTTTCTTACAAGGCGAAGTTAACTTTGACGCTAAACAAGAAAGTGCTAAAGCTGTTGCTATGGCTGCTGGCCGTAAAGTTGACCAAGTGGTTATTGACGCTTTAGAACTATTAGACGGTTCATACACTAACACTGTTGGCGTTGCTATCGGTGGTGCTAATACCAACTTAAACGTTGCAAAATTAGCCGAAGCTGCAAAGCAACTTGATATTAATGGTGTACCTTCCGCTGATCGTTTTGGTGTCATTCATACCAATTCTCACCATTCATTAACTCAAGAAACTACTGTTGCATCATCTGATTACAACAGCAATAGAGTTCTTGCTAATGGTAAGATCAACGATTACTACGGTTTCAAATTCAAGCAAATTGGTAACTTAGCTGACGAAAATGGTTTGGCATTAGCTTCTAATGTTCGTAACAACTTCTTCTTCCATAAGTCTGCAATCGGTCTTGTAATGGGTATGGAAATCAAAGTAGAAATTGAGTACCACCAAGATTATGGTGCGCACTTAGTAACTGCTTTCTTCTCTGCCGGTTCTAAAGTAATCGACGAGTTAGGTATTTCTTTCGTAGATACTTACGAAGCTTAGTTTTATTAACCTTTAATTAGATTTTATTATGGCTTTTTCAAAGAAAAATTTGGTTCTATTAAACCAAAGTGGTGTACCCGGTTCTCCAAAAATTTGGATGTACCACACAGCGGATACTGTAGCTACTGTTAACACAGCGGACTACTTTTTGACTGCTAACGACATTCTAACTACTAACGATATTATCTTCGTAGTTAGTTCAACTGGTGGTACTCCGGTACATACCATTAATATTGTCAATGCGTCATCTAGTACAACTGTTGACGTATCAGATGGCTTAGTTATTACTGCTACTGACACTGACTAATTTAGAAACTGTGTGTCTCCGGCATAAATGCCGGGGGCATGCTTTAATTGAATAGAAAATTATGGCTGTTACTACTACGGATATTAGTATCTGCGCAGCCGCTTTACAGCTTATAGGCGCAGAAGAAATTGAATCTTTCTTAGATGAAACAAGAGAAGCGAGGATTTGTGCTTCTATATATCCAACAGTCAAAAAGGACATGTTGCAATCAAGCGCATGGCGATTTTCTATTAGGCAAGAAGAATTAAATAGATTAACTACAGTACCTCTATTTGATTTCAGTTATGCTTATTCCTTACCATCAGATTTCTTACGCTTAGTAGGTAAACAGAATCCTACATCTAAGCACCAAATCTACGAAAATAAATTATATACTGACTTAACGCCAGTCTATGCGAGCTTACAATATGACGTAGATGAGCAATATTTCCCTGCGTATTTTACTCGCTTGATGCAATTAGAAATGGCTGCAATGCTTGCGGCTGCGTTATTAGAAGATGAAAACAAAGCAGATAAATTTGGGGCTTTCGCTAAAACACAAATGATTAAAGCGAGAAATATAGACTCACAAAATAATACTTCTAGCACTATACCGGCAGGAGCGTTTAACTTAACTAATGTTAGATACTAATGGCACAAAAGGCTCGCATAAAAACAGTACAGGTAGGTTTCACAGCAGGCGAGCTTGACCCTGTTTTATTGGGGCGTATTGATAAAGAACTTTATTATAAAGGTGCTGCTAGGCTACGTAATGTTGTAGTTAATCCTCAAGGACATGTTACACGTAGACCCGGATTAGAATATATAGACAGCACTACTGGTAATGCCGCTTCACAATCTATAGAGTTTGAGTTTAATAACATCCAAAAATATTTAATCGTATTCACCGCTGGTGAGTTCAAAGTCTATAAAGATGATGTTTTACAGGCTACTGTAACTTCATCACCAATTAGTTCTTTAACTGCCGATCAAGTACAAGAAATGAAATTTGTACAATCAGCGGATACCTTATTACTTTTCCACAAAGATGTTCAAACCATTAAGATTACAAGAACGAGCCACACTTCGTGGACTGCTGCATCTGTAACTTATGATAATATACCGTGGTTTGCTTTTTCTGGTGTAAGTGTTAGTGAGCCAGCACAGACATTAACTCTTAGCAATACAACTGGTAGAGACGTAACAGCAACCGCAGGTGGTGGTAGTGTGTTTTCATCTGGTAGTGTCGGTCAATATATTTATGGTAAAGCTGGCGGTATTCTTAGAATTACTGGGTATACCAGTGCTACTGTTGTTACCGGACAAATTGAGGTTGACTTCCCATCTGTTGGGCCGATTGCGGCTGGTCAATGGGAATACGAAACTGGCTACGAGGCTGTTTGGTCTGGTTCAAAAGGTTGGCCGTCATGCGGAACTTTCCACCAAAATAGATTATGGGTGGCAAATTCCGGTGAAAGACCACAAACATTATGGGGTTCTCAAGTAAGTAACTTCTTTGATTTCAATGTAGATCAAGGTAATGATGACGATGCGATTGACGTAACTATTGATGATAACCGAGTTAATGCTATTCGTAATATTGTTTCTGGTCGTAACCTACAAATCTTTACTACTGGTGGTGAGTTCTATATACCGACCGAAGTTGGAAACCCAATTACACCAGCTAAAGTTTTGATTACTAAATCTACTGCTCATGGTTCAAGTAATGTATTACCAGTACCAGTAGGTGGTGCTACCGTGTTTATTGAAAACGCAGGTAAAGTAGTTAGAGAATTTATTTATAATGAATTAGAACAAAACTATGGTGCTAAAAATATTTCAATACTTTCGTCTCACCTCATTAGTTCGCCAGTTAGTTCGGCTGTTAGACAATCCACATCCGATAGTCCGGCTGATTATTTCTATGTGGTTAATAGCGATGGTACAATGGCCGTGCTTAATATCGCTAGGGATCAAGAGCTTTTAGCATGGTCTTTATGGACAACTAACGGTACTTTTGAAGAAGTAACTGTTTTAGGGCAAGATGTTTATGTAACGGTTAAAAGAACAATTAATAGTTCTACAGTTAGGTATATTGAAAAATTTAATAGCGATCATTTTTTAGACGCTTCATTGATTAAAACTAGTGGTAGCGCAACTACTTCTTGGGCAGGGCTAAGTCATCTTGATGGTGAGACAGTTAATGTAAGAGGTGATGATTATATTCTTGAAGATGCTGCTGTAGCAAGTGGAGCTTTAACTAGCTCATTAGATGTATCTGAATTAGAAGCTGGCTTAGAGTATTTAGCGCAAGTTAAGACACTACCGATTGAAGCTGTGTTAGATAATTCTCAATTAGCTGGTGATTGGAAAAGATTAGTTTGGGTGAACGCTAGATTAAATAATAGTAGAAATATTGTCGTTAAGTATAATAATAAAAGATATGTACCAGCGTTTACTTATTTTGGTTCTAATGTTTTAGACCAGCCAGTAGCGTTGTTTACGGGTTGGAAAAAAGTACATCTTGCAGGCGTAGAGCGAGATGTTGATGTGGAAATCACACAAGACGACCCATTAGAGTTTGAAGTATTAGCATTAACAATAGCGGTAAAATGAACCTTATAGATTTTAAAGAAAAAGAACATTATAAAGAGGTAGAACGTTGGTGGGAGTTTTGGCGTTGGAAAGGTAGAGTATGTGCAGAAGCTCTATCTGATATAGGCTATGTAGTCGAGAAAGACGGACTGTTGCTATGTGCAGGGTGGCTATATACTACTAATAGTTTAGTAGCTTGTTTGAATTTTATTACTGCTAATCCTTATGCGCCTAAAGAACAAGTAAGTGAAAGCTTAGATTTTTTAATTGAATGTTTAAGCCAAAGAGGTTTAAAGGAAGGGAAAAGAATTATTATGTCAACGATTAACAATAAGAATTTAGCGAAACGTCTACAGCGTTTAGGTTTCTTAGAAAACGGGGATAATTTAACTCATTATACAAGATTGAAATGGCTACCGGAGCATTAATAGCAACAGCGGTTATATCCGCTGCCACAACAGCATATACAGTTAGAGAGCAAATTATGACTGGTAAGCGTATGGCTACCATTGCCGGTCAACAAGCACATGCCGAAGCTAAACAGTTAGAGATGCAAGCTCAAGCTGAACGAACACAGGCAGAGGTTGACGAACTAGATAGACAAAGAACGCTTGACCGTATTATGTCTGCACAAAATGCAGTGTTTGGTGCTAGTGGTCTTGCTACTACATCTGGTAGCTTTACTAATATTCAAACTACTGATGCCGCAAGAGCAGCCGAAGCTAAAAGATTAAATCAAGTATTTACTGACACTAGACAAGTTGGCTTTAGTAATAATATTAGGCAGATACAAAATCAAGCTGCGATTACTCGTAGTGCGGCTAAAATGGCTAGGAGGACAGCAGGTATACAAGGGTTTGGTTCTATATTCGGTACTGCGGCTTCAACCTATGGTCAGTATAAAATTATGAACCCTACTCCGAAGAAAATTACAAGTTTAAAGTAATATGACTAAAACGAGAATTACACAAAGAACAACAAATAATCCAACTAATTTACCACCTAGAGGTGTAGTTCGTTTTGACGGTAATATTCAAGCAGCTTCACGAGGTACAGCAGTATCGCAATTACAACCAATAAGATTTACTCCGGGTGGTGAATATTTAGAGCAGATGAACGCTGTAGCTGATTTAGGTGAGGGTATCTTTAATGCTACTGCTAAGATTGCTGTGGCTTCTCAAAGAGCTAAAGAGGCTGAAAGAAACGCATAT